AAACCAGCGCCATTCGACGCGTCTTTTACGCTGACCGCATTCCCGCAGGTTCATATCAAGTACGGGTGGCACTAGTTTCCGCTGAATCCACGGACACGAAAATCGGTGATGATACCTATCTGGAATATGTTGAGTCGATTATCTATGATGATTTTTCATTTCCGGGATCAACTGTTTTCGCGTTAAGGGCGCTGGCAACCGATAAACTATCGGGCGGCATGCCTGTTATATCAATGATCGCGACACGCTCCACGGTTCCTGTCTGGACCGGTGCGGCCTACGAAAATTTGCCGGCCGACAATCCTGCGTGGGCTTCTTACGATGTTCTGCATGATTCAAATTACGGGGGCGGCGTCGACCATTCCCGCATTGTTTATTCCGACTTTTTGAAGTGGGCCAATAACTGTGACCTTCACTATATCAGTGTTGGCGTCGCATCACCCGTCAGCTTTAAGTGCAATTACTATGTAGATGCCGGCACAAGTGTGCGCAAGATACTGAATGACCTCGGCGTCCTGGGCCGTGGCAACACAGTTCAGATGGGCAGTTACTTCACCTGTTTTGTTGATAAGCTTGAAAGCCTTCCCGCGCAAAGTTTCCTGTTTAACATGGGGAATATTGAGGCAAAGAGTTTTTCCATTGAATACATGGAAATGGAAAGCCGCGCCAATGCCGTTGATGTTACGTTTTGGGACAAAGATAATAATTACGATCAAAAAACACTTGAAATTCATGCATCCGATTTTGATGCCACTACCACCGAGATCAAAAAGACCCAAATAACCCTCCGGGGATGCACGACAAGGGCAGAAGCTCTGGCGCATGGCAACTTCGCCATGAACAACAATCGTCTCTTGACCACTACTGCAAACTGGTCCGCGGATATTGACGCCATCGGCTGCCTCCCGTGGGATGTTGTCGAAGCGCAGCACGATCATACCTTGTGGGGTGACGGCGGCCTGGTGGTTTCCGGAACGACGGACACAGTCGTTCTGGACAAGGAATTAACCCTTGCCGCCGACACAACTTATACCCTGAATATCCAATCCATCGCCACGGATGAAATCAAGCAATATACTCTTGCGACGCTTCAAGAAGAAACAACAACTGCAGCAATGGTCATCACGACAACCTTCGACCCGATCCCCACCGAGCATGACAAATGGACCATATCGACCGTTGGCGTTTCAACAAAACTTTTTCGCCTGATGCGCACAACCAGAATGGACGATCTGACCCGAAAACTGGTTTGCCTTGAATACAATCCGGATATTTACGACGATTCTGGCGCGCTGGACGCACCGGAAGTCCCTGTCCTGCCCACTTATGAAGCGCACCTCCAGGCGCGTGAAATCCAAAAATGGAACGGAAGCCCCGACACTGAAATTCAATTGTCGTGGACAGGGTTTGCGCTTCGATGGCATGTTTTCTGGAAAAAAGCCTCTGGTGTGCTTGGCGAATCAAACTGGCGCTACGCTGGAGCGACCATGGAACCCATGTTACGGATTCCGTCGCTGGACCAGCAAGCCGATGTTTACACGTTCTGCGTCAGCCACACACAGAATCCCGCTGATGGCATCACGGTTGATCTGGCCGTGACTGGTACGGCGATCATTGCCATTCCCGGAACGCCTGTCAATCTGACGGCCGCAATTCGCGGACAGGTCATTGTCCTGCAATGGAACGCAGCAACCGATGTCAGTGTGACCGGCTATACAGTTTACCTGAATGGATCAGCGATTACCACGAATTTTGCCGGAACGGTATATATTTACGCGCAGCCACTGACCGCCGGTGTCTATAATTTCACTCTGGCTGCAGTCAATCGCGGTGGTGCAAGCACACCCACAGATGCCGCGAGCATCACCGTGGCGGTTCCCGCAACACCGTCCCCATCGGCAGTAATCGTTGGAGAACAAGTCGTTGTGACATGGGAAGACTGCGAGACTACCCTGCCCATCGCATATTATAAAATCAACGCGGTCAAACAAGGTAAATCCACGCGCTATCTCGACAGGATCAACTGGGTCGGCGCAAAGGATTACGGTATTATTGCCGTTGATGTCGCCGGAAATCAGAGTGCGGAAGGCACGACTTCCATCACCGTTACCGGATTGACCGCCATTACCGGGATCATCGCTACGGGACACACCTATAACATCCGCCTGGATCTTACCTATGAGACATTTGATGAATTTGAAACAGTTGAAATCTGGTCAAATACAATTAATAATCGCACCGGAGCAGTCAAGGTCGGTGAAACGGCGGCAACAGCCTGGACGCACAGTGGTTTGTCCCTGATCGACACACGTTACTATTGGACGCGCACCCGCAACACGTTCGGCACCGTGGGTACCTGGTATCCTGTCTCGGCCACGGCAGGTATCGTTTGCTCGACATCAACAGAGCCGAGCGATTACCTGAACGCTCTTGCCGGAAAACTATCCGAAAGCGAATTGACAGCCACATTATCCAATCGCATTGACTGGATTGACACAGAAGAATTCGTTCTCGATGTAGACATTATTGAACCGAACATCATGAACGGCCTGAACGGGGCTTTCTGTGGATTGTCGGATGTTCAAGCAGTGCATAAAGCAAGCATCGATTCCCTTCTTTCATCAACCGTCGCCACGGCACTAGATGTCATGGGATTGCAGGCAGAAGTCGCCAGCTTGACCACAACTGATTGGTCGGCCACCGGAGATTACATTCTCGGAAAATATGTCATCCACGGCGGCGAGGCCTATCGTTGCCTGATCGCCTATACTTACGCTATTGACGGCACAAAAACTCCCGGCGTTGACACAACGTACTGGGAACCCGCTGACGCACTGGCGACAATCGTATCTGATATTGACATGAGGGTTGACGATCTTGAAGGCGAAATTGTCAACAAGGTCAGCACGACTACATTCAATGCTCTTGATAATAGGGTCATTGCCGCAGAAAGCACGGTTGCACAGAACTCAGGCGATATTCTTCTGAGGGTTACGCAATCTGATTTCGACGCTTTAGGTAATCTGTTCATTCCTGATTTCAATGCCAACTCTGAGTATGTTGTCAACGATTATGTCAAACACTTGGGCGTTTCCTATGTCTGTATCGAAGAAATAGATTTCACTCCAGCGCCTACTCCAGCAGTTACGGCAGGATGGGAAACCTATTGGGAAGTTGCGGTATTCAGCGACAGGTTCTCGACGGTCATTAATCAGGTCGATGTCAATACCAATGGTATTTCTTTGGCATCGGAAGCAATTACGGGCGATTTGGCATTAGTTGTTGACATTGTCGAACATGGAACTGTGGTTGAGGATGCCGGTGATGTTGAAGACCTTGACATCAGAATCATGCAGGCCGGAATTGAGATCGATGGTGTCCAGGCAGACATTTTATTGCACACATCACTTATTTCCGGGATAGACAACCGATTGTCTCAAGCTGAGATCGACATAGACGGCGCCAATGCCGCTATTGCCCTTAAAGCCTCGCAATCAAGTCTTAATGACGCCACGGCCGACATAACCGCCGCCGAAATCTTAATCAATGGCCATACGGCATCTATCGCGCTGAACACAGCATCCATCACCACGTTGATCAGCACAACAGGTGGCCATACTACGCAGATCAATCAGGCCCTTATCGATATTGATGCTGCAGAAGCAGCCATCCTGTTGCGCGCAAGCAAGACTGAAATTGACGGTTTGATTGCACCAGTTTACTCGGCCACGACATTATACAATACCGGCAATCAGGTCCGGTACAATTACTCCGGAACATTATGGCGTTTGTATCAATGTAAAAATAATAACACAGTCGGACACGCGCCCACGGAAACATCTTACTGGACGGTCGTATCAGCATTGGCCAGCCGCGTCAGTACCGCCGAAACATCGATTACCGCTGGTGAAGCAGGAACATGGACCTCGATCAGTAATAAAGTTTTAACGGACACCTACGATTCCGACCAAAAGGTAAACGGCGTCCTTAGAATCACAACGGCAGAACAGAATATCGGCGCTTTACAGTCAGCCGACGGAACCCTGCAATCCAATATTGACCAGAAAGTCGCCATTACCACCTACGATTCCGACCAAAAGGTAAACGGCGTCCTGAAGATCACGACCGCAGAAAGCAGACTCTCGGTAATCGACAATCCGACAACCGGAACCGTTGCGGCGCTGACGAGCAGAATGACGGCCATTGACGCATCATCAACAGGACGTATGGCCGTGGCCGAATCAACATTATCGGCCACGGTGGATGATGTCGGGGATGTCAAGGCGCAATACACGGTGAAGTTAAATGTCAACAACCGAGTAGCCGGATTCGGGTTGATGTTATCTGAAGACACACCTTCCGAGTTTGTTGTGGTCGCTGAAAAGTTTCAGGTTGTTGACAACAGTGATGCTCTGAATCCCAAGCAGGTCTTCACAATAGGCAACATCAACGGCGTCAGTGCAGTCGGGATTAATGGTGATTTGATTATCGATGGATCGATTCTCGCCCGTAATATCGGAGCGAATGAGATCATCGCCAACTCTGCGAATATCAAAGATGCGGTGATAACAAATGCGAAAATCGCAAACGCAACAATTGAGGGGGCGAAGATAAAAGACGCAACGATCACAAGTGCTAAGATCGGCACCATAGAGGCAAGTAAAATAACAGCAGGAACCATCGGCGCACAAACGATCTACTTAGGAGACTCCCATGTTGTTTTAGATGGGGTCAATAAATGTATCAGGGTCTATGATGAAAATAATGTGCTGAGGGTAGAATTGGGATTATTATCATGAGTGATTATGGATTACGCATCAGGGACTCTTCGGGAAATACTATATTAAGTGCCACCGAAAGAATAACCCGTCTTAGATACGCAACAATAGTAGTGGCAGGGGGAAATGGTTCGGCATTGCTAAATGACCTTACTGGGATTTCAAGCATTGAAATAACAGTTCCGGTAAATTGCTCATGGTCTTCCAGTCCTCATGTTGTATCAAGAGAAGGGAATACCATAACATGGGAAGCCTTAAGCGATCCAAATGGAATATTTCCAACAGGGGCATCGGCAATATTTGTTTTTTTATATACATGAATAGGTGACAAATGTCTTACGGAATAAAAATAAAAAATATTAACGCGGAGATATTGATAGACGGGGATTATGTAAATTATAAACTAGACAATTATGGAACTATTGGGCTGGTTCCAACTGGAGTAATTCCAGTAGATAATAAAATCAATCCCCCTCTAGCTATCATTCGCCCGACATTGTCGGGCGAGGCGGTAAGTCTTGTTGATTTTGAAAGAAGTGCTGGTGGGGTATATACTTCTGTCCGTCTATCTTCCGCTTTTAACGCAACTGGTTATACAGATTGGAGGTTATATACGGCTGATGGAGACATATCGGCTGGGTCTAATTATGGTTTTAAGGTGAAAAATCAAAACGGA